ATAAAGAATTAGAACAAGTCATAGAAAATAAGTTTCTGACTCCTTCAAAGTTTGCTCTAGAAATAGAGAAAATTGTAATTGAAGAAAACTTCAACTATATTGATGCAATTTGTCATTATTGTGAAATCAATAGTCTTGAAGTTGAGTCAGTTACAAAACTTATTTCAAAGCCACTTAAAGAAAAATTGAAATATGATGCGATTAGTCTAAACTTTATGAAGCGGACCTCGCGTGCAAAACTGCCTCTATGATTGTGACTCCCTTTGAAACTTATCAACATTATCTGTCACTTAAAAATCATTTCACAAATTCAAAATACGATTTTTTTAAGTATGGTGCGAAGACCCGTGCCAGTATTGCTTCCTTTAACAAAAGGCGTGATAAATACTGGTTCGAAAAAACAAGTCGCAAATACTCTGACAAAGAAGTCGTAGATTTTTTAGTATCAAACTTTGTAGCATCAGATTCTCCGGGAAACTTATGGATTGGCACAATTATAAATTCTGGGGAAAGAACTTACACAGAGTGGATGCGACGACAGCAGAGTTTGAGTTACTTGTTCAAGGAACAAAGCAACGAATTGTTCTCGCAGACAAAATTAGAGGATGCCTTGAATTGCTCCAAAGGGCATCCACCAGTTCTCAAAAGTTTTTTAAGTGGTAAAATTTGCTTGGAAACTTTGGTAATCTATGATAAAATATTTGGGTTTAGTAAAAAGTTTGATAAAAAACTCTTAGATCCAGTGTGGGAGTGTGTGTCACTTAAAATTAAAAAATATTCACCATTTCTTCAAGTAGATATTTTTAACTATAAAAAAATTCTTAAAGAAATAATTTTATGAAGTGCGGGCAGCAAAGTTGGGTAGGGGTATTTGACTTGCGTAAGTCCCGCCTAAATAATATTACCCCTACTAAAAGAACAATGGATTGTCGCAAATTAAATGTATTTTTAAATATTGAAGGACCAGATTATATTGATGATACTTTTTTACTAGAAGGAGAAAATATTGGAAATTGGGGAATATCAGGATGGAATCATACTGATGAAGCTAAAAAAGCAATATCAGAAAAAAATAAAAAATATAAAACAGAAGAAGAAAAGTTAAAAGCATCCAGAGAAAGTCAAAAAAGAACAAGAGACAAACCAGAATATAAAGAAAGAGTAAAAAAATGGAAAGAAGAAAATAAAGAAAGATTAAGAAAGAAACAGTTAGAATATGATGAAAAAAATAGAGAAAAAAAGAAAGAATATGCTAAAGAATATTATAAAAAAAATAGAGATAAAATTTTATTACAATTAAAGGAAAACTATGAAAAAAATAAAAATGGGATATTAATAAAATCAAAATAAAATATTATGAATCTAAATCTAAATAAAATTGTTGAACTACAAGAAGATTTTACGGGAAATCATCGATGAGTAATTTTTTTGACTCTGATATTATTCAGGAAGAACTGAAAGAAATTAATCAGTTACAAGAGAGTATATACGGAAGCATTTTAACTTTTGGTGTTATGTCCCGCGAAGATAAACTGGGGCATATTGAAAAACTTGAAATGTTACTTGAAAAACAACGAGTAATGTATACAAGACTATCTCTTTCTGATGACCCAGAAGCGGTTGTGATGAAAGAGAATCTTCGTAAATCAGTTGCTCTGATGGGTTTCCCACCAGAGACTGATATGAATGTTTTGTTTAAAAGTATGACCAGAACGATTCAATCTCTCAAGGAATTCATTGACGCTTGAGAGAATCCCTGTTATAATATCCAAGGAATCCAATTTATCCCCAGTATCCTAAAAATCTTATGTCATTCGCAAATCTTAAGAAACAGTCTAAACTTGGTTCTCTCACCGAAAAACTGGTGAAAGAAGTAGAAAAAATGAATAACTCCGAAAGTTCTAGTGATGACCGCTTTTGGAAGTTGACAGTAGACAAAGCAAATAATGGTTATGCTGTAATTCGTTTTCTTCCTGCTCCTGATGGGGAAGATATTCCGTTTGTTAAAGTTTATAGTCACGCATTTCAAGGTCCTGGTGGTTGGTTGATTGACCAGTGCCTCACTACCGTCAATCAAAAGTGCCCTGTGTGTGAGCACAACTCCGGACTTTGGAACAATGGCACCGATGCTGGTAAAGAAGTTGCCCGTAAGCAGAAGCGCAAACTGACTTATGTCAGCAATGTTTATGTTGTCAAAGACCCTGCCAATCCCGAAAACGAAGGTAAAGTCTTCCTCTTCAAGTATGGTAAGAAAATCTTTGATAAGATTATGGAAGCAATGCAACCTGAATATGAGGACGACACCCCTATCAATGCATTTGACTTCTGGCAGGGTGCTAACTTCAAACTGAAGGCAAAGAGTGTTGCTGGTTATCGTAACTATGATTCCAGTGAGTTTGCTTCGGTTGGTGCTCTTCTGGACGATGATGATGCAATGGAAGCAATCTGGAAGAAGCAGTATTCTCTTGCCGAATTTGTTGCTCCTGACCAATTCAAGACTTATGATGAACTGAAGAAGCGCCTTGATTCAGTGCTTGGTGCGAAGTCTTCTGTGCGTCTTGATGAAGAAGTTGATAACGAAGAAGAGTATTCTCGCGGACCTGCAAGGGACCTTGACGATGGTCTTCGTAGCGAACTGAATAATCTCCAACCCACTCGTCGTGCTGCTGTAGTTGAGGATGATGAAGATGAGGACTCCGATACACTTGCATACTTTGCAAAATTAGCAGAGTAATTTCTAATTTGGGAGGAGAGAAATCTCCTCCTTTAAAATGGAATTGAAACCTTTGTATTTTCAGTTTTAATTAATTTATCATTTACATACTGCGATGATCTATCATAAATCATCGCTTTTCTTGTATCATTAATAACTTGTTGTAGATATCTTGGTTTCAATACATAGATACTTCTCTTATCGTTATTTTTTCTAACTTCATATTCGTAGTTTGAAATTCCAGTCACAGGATTTGTTTCTATAAGAATAGTATTGTTAAATTTAAAAGTTAAAGTAGATCCTCCAGAAATATTAATTGGAATTGGTGAGGATAAAGTTATTACTTTAGTATTATTAATAATATCATTAGTGGATGATATTACGGGAATATAAATTCCATTAATTAATAATTCATCTCCAATCTTAACATTATTTTTTGATAGATTAACTTTAATTATGGATGTATTAATAGGAGTGTTTTCTATAGAAATTTCGGTATAACTTATTTTACTTAAAGTATTGCTATAATTTTTATCAATATCTGTATAAACAAATGAAAAATCTCTATCAACAATTTGACCTGCAGGAAGAATTAATCGGTCTTCTGAATCTCTAACTTCTTTAGTTTCATAATGATGAATTCCATTTAAGTCACTTCCATAAATTGACTCTGCATAATCATAGACTTGCTTATCAGAGAGTGGCCATTCATCTCTTAATCTTGTAATTCCCGCAGATACAATCACAACCCAATCATATTGAACGCTTCCATAAATCTCTTGTGCCACTAACTCTGGTCTGGAACCATCAGGAATCTGATATTTGTCAAAAATAGTGAAGACATTTTGTAAGTCGTCACGAAGTTTAACTCTACGGAATAGATTCTTTACCGTGACATATTGATGAGAAGATTTAGTTCCTGGCAAAAAGGATTGATATTCTAAATTTGGAAGTTCTCTGAAGTATGTCATTAGTATCCAACTCCTGTTTTTCCTTCTGCACTTTCATAATCTTCGAAGTAAATTGGAGTCAGCTCTTGGAAGATAAGTGTAAGATTCATATTTACTGGTGTGCCATCAGAATAAGTAGCATATGTGCCGGAACCAGTAAAGTTTAAACTTAAATTTTGAAGGGCGCAGATTTTAAATCTATTTAGATATGGGTGAGGTTTTCCACCACTCATATATTGAACTTTAAAAACGCTTGGTGCGGTTAAAAATAAACCTCCTGCTGCTCCTGAAGCAGTTCCTTTTTTGGGAGACATTTCCGATTTTAGGAAATATACCATTTCTCTTATTACTCTTGCTTCATTAGCGTCTCTTGGTGCTAAATCGAATGCCAAATTGAAACTGTCTCTTAAATTTACACCTCTGAATAATAATTCAATATTTTCATTGATGACTGCACCAGTGTCTCTTGATAAAAGTTCCCCAAATAGGTCTCCACCTTGCCCAAGTAATTGTTTAACTGCCTGTGTTGCAAAAAAGTCTTGAATTGCTTTTTGCCCCAATCCAGTCTGCGCTGAAGATGTTACTTTTGCGACAAAAGCAGATATTCCTTCACCAAAACTTTTGAATGGTTTACCAGATTTGATTGTTTCTTGTGCGACACCTATCCCAGCAGCAGTTAATCCACCTAATTGACCTTGACCCCATCCAGCAGATTGAGAATTCGTGGGTAATGATTGTGGCATAGGAAGTAAAAGAGTGCCTTTTACTTTTTTTCCACTTAAAGATTGATAATTTTTATCTGAAGTTGGTATTGTAAAATTAGTTGAACTTAATTGCCCAACTCCTGGAGGTTCATACTTATATGCGTCAATCTTCACATAGTCAGTATTTTGATCTATGAGACCCAGTGGATATCTGAATACCTTTGGTTTGGACATTTATTTTTTGAACTATTTAGTTAGAATGTTGCTGAAAGGCAGGCGTCTCAAATCATCTATTTCCTCTCTATAGACCTCATAAACAGCACCTGCAACTTCGTCCCAAGTATATTGACGCACTTCTCCCCAGTGATAATTGATTCCTCTAAATCCCCAATTAAAAACTTCTGTAACTGCGACTAAAGGATTTTGATCATATCTCACTCCAGAAGTCTTTGCGTTATAAACAAAAATATAAAACTTACCTGCCTTTGGAGGTCCTACAGTTTCTGGTAAAATATTCCTCAATTTAGTCATAATATCATTAGCATTTTCTGTGCCAATTAAATTCTTGACAAGAGGGGCAATACGACTTCCTTTTCTTTGCTGTAAAGTCTTTCTTGGCATTACTTAATTCCCAATTCGTGTTCGGTGATTACTTTAAACTCATACCCTCTATCAGCACACCATTCTCTTGCTGCTTCCCACTTTGATTGATTTTTAGCATACTCATAAACCTCTGCAATGTATTGCTTTGTTTGTCTCTTTGGTTTTGGAGGAGGCACTGTTTGCTTTGAGGGTTTAATCTCAATCATATATTTTTTAATACTGCCATCAGATTCTTTGACTTTAATAAGGAAGTCGGGAAAATATCGATGTATCTTTCCGTCGATTGGTGACCGATAGGGAATTGCTTTTTCTTCACTTTGCCATTCAATTATTTTTTCATTCGTATCACAATAGACGCAAAACTTTCGCTCCCACAAAGATCGATAGATGATATTTGTAGAATCTCCGTTATATTTTTCTGGAAAAGATGGTTTATATTTACCCTTATATGACATCTAAATACTTAATAATATAAGACTCGTATAAGGTATTTAGAGTGGCATTTCCCCGCAGAATATCAGATATTAAACCACTACTAACTAATCTTGCACAAACTTCCCATTATGAGGTGCAGTTTGGCACTCTTCCTCCACAGTTAATGCTTTACCTTTCTAGAAAGGGTATTAATCCAAGATTCATTGCTGAAGGTGCTGGTCTTCTTTGTTACTCAGCCATCCTCCCAACAACAAGATTAGGGTCTTTTACGGTTGATGGCAATTATATGGGGGTGCGGGAAAATTTTGCTCATTCAAGAATCTATGATGAAATTACTCTTGATTTTTATGTAGATAATGATTATCAGATGCTTAACTTTTTAGAATGTTGGATGGAGTTTATTGCAAGTGGATCTTACAATAATCAAGGTCTCGCTGGAGAAAATGCTCCTATTAATCAAAATATTAATAATTATTTTGTGAGAATGCAGTATCCTCAATATTACAAAGCAAATCAAGTTAGAATACTTAAGTTTGATAGGGATTATCGTAGAGAAATTGAATACGATTTTAGAGGATTATTTCCTTTGAACATGAGTTCAATTCCTATTTCATATATGGCATCAGACACTTTAAAGGTTTCTGCTTCTTTCCAATATGATAGATACATTGCAGGAAAAACAAATACCTTTAATCAATTTGTTGCGAGAGATGGAAATAATCTTAACCCTCTGCAACCTCAAAATATTCCATCTGCTCCACAATCTGCCGAAGATGCTGTCAGGGCATCTCAAGAAACTTATACATTCAATCAAACACTACAACAAGCATCAGACTCTTTATCTTCAAACCCATTATCCACACAGGCAAACCCTGAAACTCTCTTCTAAATAACTTTACTGACGTTTTTATAGGTCATTATGCCTTTACCCAAGATCTCTACACCAACCTATGAGTTGGAGATTCCTTCTTTGAAAAAAAGTGTTAAGTATAGACCTTTTCTTGTGAAAGAAGAAAAAGTTTTAATCATTGCAATGGAGAGTGAGGATCCAAAGCAAATTGCTGAAGCAGTCAAAACAGTAATTGGCAATTGTATCGTCACTCGTGGAATTAAGATTGAGCAACTTGCAACTTTTGATATTGAATATCTGTTTCTCAACATTCGTGGAAAATCGGTTGGTGAAACTGTTGATGTTTTAATCACTTGCCCAGATGATGGAAATACACAAGTTCCTGTAAGTATTAATCTAGATGATATTCAAGTTGAGTTTAGAGAAGATCACTCAAGAGATATCAAACTTGATGATAACCTAACTTTGAGAATGAGATATCCATCGATGCAGGAATTTGTCAAGAGTAATTTTATTGCCGGATCTGAAATTTCTGTTGATGAGACATTTGATATGATTACTTCTTGCATTGAGCAGATTTATAGTGAAGAAGAGTCTTGGTCTTCTTCTGATGTCACAAAGAAAGAACTTAAGGAATTTCTTGAGCAACTAACTTCTCAACAGTTTAAGGACATTGAGAAGTTTTTTGAAACAATGCCTAAACTTTCTCATACTATCAAAGTTACAAATCCAAACACTGAAGTAGAAAGTGAAGTCGTCTTGGAGGGTTTGACAAGTTTTTTCGCCTAGGAATGATGCACGAAGACCTTGCATCATACTACAAGACAAATTTTGCTTTGATTCAGCACCATAAATATTCATTAACAGAGTTGGAAAATATGATTCCTTGGGAAAGGGAGGTTTATATTACTCTTCTCCAACAATACATTGAAGAGGAAACCCTGAAGAATCAAGCGAATGGATAGGGCAGAAGCTGGTTTAAGAGCACAAACAGGTGAAAAACCGGGTGGTGGGTATTATACTGGCACGGAAAGAATTACTCTTCAAAAATTTTCTTTAGGTAGAATTACAACTCTCCCAAGAACTGTTTTTGGTGGGCGTGTAGTCTCTGGCGGTGGAGGTAGTGCTGGCGTGGGTGGAGGAGGCGGTGGCGCTGGTGCTACTACTGGCGCTGCAATTGTAGTTAGACCCCAAGTCAGTTTAGTTGATAGAGCACAAGACTTAAGAATTCAAACAACACAGCAATCAGTTGGTGGTATTCAGCAGAGTCTTGATGTAATTCGTGTGCAAGTCACGGAGTTAAATCAAGGGGTGCAAAATACTGCCAAACTACTGCAGGCAGAAAGTGCTTTAGAGCAAAATCAACTCAAGCAAGAGCAAGAACAAGAAAGAAGACTAGCAGAGCGTAAAATTCGTCTTGG